CTAAGTCGCGGTCTACATCGTGAATAATCAGGTTACGTAGTTTTAACGGGAACCTATCTATATCAGAAAGGGACGGATTGAGCATAAATTGCAGAGCGTAACCAACTGATCCATACGAGATCTTACGTTCGTTGAGGTCAAGCTCCGTGAATCGACTCGGTTCCGTAGGAAGCGGAATAACCGAATCACTGACACACAGATCAGACACTGTTCCTCCGTAGACGTTGTCGTTCGTCTCAGGGGTCACCGTCTCGGAAGGCCACACTTTCAGGTTGTAGCCACGCTCTGTGAGCTTGCGGTAGACCGAGTCCTCACACTGAGGTGTTCCAAGGAAAAGGATCTTTGCATCGTCATTAGGTTTTAAGATAGCGTCAAATTCTTTGATCTGTTCACTAAGCTTATCCCGCATCCCTTGGGTCGCAGAGTTGGTCGGAACTTCGATGTCGTCAGCGATGATGATATCAGCACGACTACCTGTCAGCTGAGAGGTAATGCCAAGCGACTTCACAGAAGGGGCATGGGACGCAGGAGCCAAGCCTACGTCGAAGGAGACCTTACTGAATCGTTGGTCTGTTCTAGGCTTAAGAGCTCTAAGAATTTCCAACTCCTGCAACAGTCTCAGCGTAAAAGTCGAGAAATCATCAGCACGAGTTTTAGAAGCCGAGACGACAAGGATATTTTTTGACGCATCGAGCAGAAGCTGATGCACCACGAAAGCAGAACAAATCCAACTCTTACCCACACCTCGAAAACCCTGAATAACACCTCTTTTAGCGCCATACTGCATATACTCAGCAATGTCGTATTGAATCGGTGTAGGGTCTCTTTTAATCTGCGGTAAAGAGTGCCATACATAATACAGGAAGTTTCTAAAGTCCTTGAGCTTGGTATCTTGTATGTTCACGTTCTGATGATGATGATGCGTCGTCAAATGGAAGAATATCTACAAGATTCTTTAATGGGCTGTCTGTGTCAACACTGCACGTAATCTGATTATCCTTTAGCAACTGACGAGCTACGTTCAACACCGTCGGGTTAGCTTCTCCAGAACGAATCTGTTCAAGCAGTTCCGTTATGGTAAGAGCCATCAGCTCTTCAAGAAGTTCTTTATTCGGTTTACTCATTTCTGTTATTGTTGGGTTAAGTTAACGAGCTGAGAAAGGACATCCTCTCCTGCTCCACCTTTAGCTTTAGCTTTTGCCATGCGAAGGAGCTGATGCTTTTCCTTTATCTCAGGAAACTCTTTGAACATTTCATTCAACGCAGCAGAACGGTAGCGACGGATTATGTTATTGAGAATATCAACACGAGGACTCTTGAAGCCGCCTTCGTTAAAGGTAGACAACCCCTGATAGTTCTTCGCTTTTATAGTCCGCTCCAATCTCTGCCTAAGAGTCAAGCCGCCAAGCTTAACTGTTCCTGACAGTTCAAGGCGACGGTCGTGAGCTGTTCGTCCTTGGTCGTTAACAAACTCGTCAAGGTTTATCATACGATCCAACTCAGGGCGAGGATTTGTGAATCCGTGTTCCAACTGAGCCAACTCTTCGAACACGATATCTCCCTTTCGAGTGGACATCCGTGACGGGTTAAAGGGGCCAACGAACGGAACTTGTTCTGCAATGATAGGCTCGCCAAGAAGGTTACGCTTCGGGTCAAGTCGGTTGCCGCCAGTTGGAAGCTTCTTTAAAATAGCGTCCGCAAGGTTGCGAGTTTCCCGAACCGTTGTGTCACCTACAACGGACTGACCTTGGTAAAGAACGTTCGGGACAAACCCAGCAGCAAAGTTCTGGACAAGCTTTTCCATTCTGTTCTCAGGGTCAGACAGTGCATCCGAAAGAAGAGTCAGACCAGCAAGATACGATTTCTCTGTAAGATTTCGAGTCATCGATATCGTTGCAGCAGAGAACACTTGTTCAGCCAACGTCGTGTCTAGTTCGTTTCCTTGGTCAAGCTGCTCAACAAGGTCAACAAGAACACCAAAGTGTGTTCCGATTGGGTCGAGTCCCGAGAAGCTGAAATACTTGTCTCCTACTCGGAACGAATACTTCTGCCACCCAGTCTGCTCAAGTGTCTTCAGTTCGTTACGGTCAGCAGGCCCGCCACCTGTAAGGAGATCGCGGTTAGCATACACCATGTAAAGAAGCGTAGAATTGATCATTGCAGACGTTGTCATCTTTCCAATCGCTCGTGACTTCTCAAGAGGATCTCGTGAGTCAAGCTTGCGACGTATGTCCTGTTGAGTCTGTTTCAACATCGGCAGATCTGGCATACGTGCCAAGATGTTTCGGCTCATTTCAGGAGCAGCGAACGTAGCACGATCAAACGAGAACTTAAGAATATTGATAGGAGTCCGAACAAACGGGAACACAAACTTAAGAAGCGGCACCGCAGAGGTCATAGCTTGAGCCAACTCCGCAGCCTTACCCGCATCGTTAGTGAACGTTCCGTATCGAGCTTGCTCAAGAGAGCGAGCAGCAATGTTGTCAATTTCTTCAAGGCTTTCAAAACCGAGGCCACCTTCTTCAACCGACTTAAGAGCTTCGCCACGTTTAGCAGTCTCTTGATCGATCAGTGCTTGAACACGACGTCCACGTTCAGAAGGTTTGAAACGTTCGCCACCTGCTTTGATCAGATCTTGTTCTTCCTTTGCTACAGCCTCTTGAGCGTATTTAATAACTCCAGAGTTGTTGAAGGCACGTTCTCCATCCACAAGGACTTTGTCCAAGCCACTGGTGACGTATTCGGCGAGAGCGTCTGGATCTTTGATCCCCAGCTTCATTCCCTTCAAGGTCAGCTCAAGCTTCGCATTCTGACGGAACATGGATTGCTTGAACACCTCGTCCATCGACATAAGAAGCTTGGTAGGAATGTTCACTACGTTTTCACCAAACCAGTTAAAAGATTCCCGAATCGATTGCTCAGGAGCGCCGTTGAACAACATGGGACGCTCTGTCTTAGCTCCTGATTCGAGAGGGGAACGACCTACGTCAAGGAACTGGTCTCCCTGTTTGTAAGCCTTCAGGAAGAACTGCATACCTTCGCGGAACGATTCCAATGTCGCCATCTCTTTAAGAACTTGCTTAGTGATGGCTGGATTCACAAACACACCACCAATCGCAAGCTCGACCTGAAGCAGAGTCTGAGTAAGGTAGTTACCAACACCATTCTTCATAAAGGATCTTGGGCCTGAAAGAAGTGAGTTAATATACCAGTTCTGAGCTTTCTCCATGAAGCCGTTCGGGTCAGCAGTCTTAGCTTGTTTGACAATACCAAGTGTGTTGTTGATCACATCATCAGGATCGCCAGCGGCAAGGATACGATTTATAAGAACCTCAAACTTCACAGAAGTGTTGTTGTCCATGTATTCTGCTACAATCTCTTTTGAGCGTAGTTCTACGTCACTTAGCGAAAGTTTATTGCGTTTGAACTGAGTTGATTGCAAACCTTGACCAAACCCTCGGCGAAGGTTGGAACCAGCCGCAACAAGGTGAAGCATCTTTTTCAGTTCACCAACGAACTGAGCTTTGTCTTGGTCGGTAATGGCTGTTCCCTTTTTGGTGATTTCGTTAGCCATTGACCAGATGTTATCAGCTTGATCAGTTGCAAGGGATTCTACCACATACATACGAGCAGCGATCCGTCGTAGCTCGTTTGCATCCTTTGTGGCTGCGTTAACCTCAGAGGTGATGAAGTCTTTGTCAGTTCCAGTAAGCGCACTAAACCGATCTACAGCTTGCATGATGCCGCCCTTTTCGAGACGATCAGCATTCAGCTTTGGATTAGCTTTCAGCTCTTGCTCGATCTTTGTTTCGGCAATGGCAAGAAGCTCTCCCAAGTCTCCAGTTGTTTCAACTTCCTTGATAGAGTTACGAACACCTGTTATAGCAATTCGTCCTCCACGCTTCAACCCTTCAGTATCCAACTGGATCTCGTTAGCCGCATTGCTTATTATTTGTGCGTGACGATTGTCAGCTCGTTGCTGGAATGCACGACTGCTACGGGTTCCGAACATTTTATTAGCGACATCTGTCTTATAATCTTTACGAGAATACCGCTTCTTTGTCTTCGATACCAAGTCAGAGTAAGCAGAGATGGTGTCTTCCAGAACAGTTCCCTTTGCGTCTAAACCGATCAACTCTTTTAAAGAGTCCAAGATGTTTTCCCAAAGAGACTTATCTTCTCCCTTAATGCCCTTAAGAAAGGATTGGAAATTAGGATTCGACAACGCCTCAGCTATGAACTCGTCCACGTTGGAAAGTCCATACCATTCATCAATGTTTCCAGTAGATCCAAACTTCTTTTGATAAGCGACAGGATCGTTCAGGTGGTTTAAAATATTCTTATGCGACGCAGGAACAGAATCCAGAGCCTTTTTGTATGCTGTAAGAATCTGCTTAACAGGTTGCGACGTTTTGCGACTGTTGAGAACTTTATCAATTTTCTTAAGATACGCTGTTCCTGTGAGCCCTGTGCGAGCTGCGGAGATCTCAGGTGGTATCTTTGTAACAACCGTAGCGTGAACAATCTCGTGAAGAAGGGTAGCTTCAGTAAACACCTGATTAGGATCTAAGTCCCCCATCATCACGTTGAATTTGTTCGTATAAAGCCGAACTTGATTATCAATCGGATCATACGATCCCAACGCATCCCTTGAAAGATAAGCTTGAATAGTAGCGTCATTAACTTCCGCGTCTTCTCCAACTAGCTTCTTCAAAGCGGTCGATAGTATCTTTCCTTCAGCAGTCGATGCGTTCTTTGAGAGCCTATCCAAAGCAAACCCAACTTGGGCTTTTTTCATTGTAGCAGGTTTCACCATCTCTGTTCTGGTGGCTAGCGTCTCTTCCCGAAGCGCCGAACTGAGATCAATGTTCTCGGCTTCGTCTAATCCCAAAACTGCTTTCAGCTCAGGATCGTTGATTCTGCCTACGTTCTGTTTGCTTTTTGTCTTAAGACCCCACATAGAGACGCCCTTACCAAGGGAATCCTTCATCTCATCGTTAATGTCGATAGAGTGTGCAGAAATAGGAATGTTGTTGCTAGAGCCTGTTTGAATGTTGTAACGTTCTAAAACAGTTTCTAAAGCGCTATCTATTACGTTTTCTTCTGTCTGAAAAGAAAAGGAATCCAAGTCACTGGCAAGTTGCTCAAGATCTTCAAGGTCAAATTCAAACTCTTCTCCGTAGTTCTGTCTGATCTTTTCTACCTCAACTTCCAAGGCATCAAGCATAAACTTTTCATAACTTTCTTCTTTGCCTGTTCCTTTGTTAACAAGCTTAAGCCGAGAACCAAATTCTTTGAAACCAGATACCCAACCTTCAACACCTATATTCTCGTCGGTTACTCCGAGAAGCTCTTTGGCTTTGTCTATTGCAATGGTTTCATTTGTTCCGAGACGCTCAACTTCTTTAAATGACTTGCGAGTTTTAAATTTCTTTGAAAAGCGCTCTACAGCACTCGGCATACGTTGATCGTATTGTTGAACAAAAGGTGTAGGAGAAACCTTTGCTTCATATTTTTCGGCTGATCTGCCTTCTTCCCATGTATCAACATCGTCCGCTGCTTTCTTACCAAGAAGCTCTTCCAGTTCAGCTTTATCCTTAACGATCTTATCCATTGTTTCGCCGTTGCGTGTAATAAGAAGCGACTTAGATCCGTCTGGATTTATTTTGTTAACCTTTAACTCATCAATAACAGAGTCATACAACTCCGCTACATCCTTACCTTTCGCCCACGTAACACGACCGTAGCCTTCTGATGCTGCCATCTGAAGAATCATTCGCATCATCGAATCGACATAGCTCTTTTCTAAAGGTGCTCGCTCTTCAAGAAGCTTGTTCTCTCCAGCCTTGCGTCGATTTTTGGAAAGAGATTGAAGGTAATCAGACTGAAGCTCTTC